GATGCCCTTAGTCAAACAGCCATGGACAATGCATGGGAGTGGTATACCTCAGGTCCTCGTCAGCGTTTACAACCGGGTGGTAGTATTGTTTGTGTCATGACACGGTGGTCAGAGAAAGATTTAACAGGCAACCTTGTGCGTGCCATGAGTGAAGTGAAAGCAGATCAGTGGGACGTGATTGAGTTTCCCGCAATCCTGCCGAATGATAAACCTGTCTGGCCAGAGTATTGGAAGCTATCGGAATTAGAATCTGTGAAAGCATCCTTGTCTGAACAGAAATGGCAAGCGCAGTGGCAACAGAACCCGACTGGTGAAGAAGGGGCTATTATCAAACGAGAGTGGTGGAAGGAATGGGAAAAAGAAGAAATGCCGATGTTGCAACACATCATACAATCCTATGACACAGCGTTTACCAAAAAAGAAACAAGTGACTACAGTGCTATTAGTACATGGGGTGTGTTCTATCCTGATGAAGTGACTCCTAATATAATTTTGTTAGATTGTGTCAAAGATCGTTTTGAGTTCCCTGAGTTAAAAAAGATTGCCTTAGAGCAGTATAAATACTGGGAACCGGAGTCCGTGATCGTTGAAGCGAAGGCCTCGGGTCTTCCTTTGATACAAGAATTACGGCAGGTGGGTATTCCTGTTATCAACTTTACACCTTCTCGTGGTAATGATAAGTTATCCAGAGTGCACGCTGTTGCGCCCGTGTTTGAGAGCGGAGCGGTTTGGGCACCAAAGAAACGCTGGGCTGAAGAGATGATAGAAGAATGTGCTATGTTCCCACACGCAGAACATGATGACCTTGTAGATTCAATGAGCCAAGCATTATTGAGGTTTCGTAAGGGAAACTTTGTAGCATTGCATGATGACTACGAAGATGAGCCCGTGGACCACGGAGCAGAACCGGAGTATTATTAATGGCAATTAGAAATCCATTTGATCAAATAATTTTAGATGATCCTGCGTATGCAGAGGAAACTAAAATAGATCCACAAGCAGGTAAGAAACTTACTCGTGATATTTATGGATTAATATTAGGAGAAGAAGATCCTTATGCTAATAAAAAATTAGAACGAGAACTATCGGTTGCTTTAGCACAAAAAGAAGCGGGACTCCCCGTTGACCCTAATAAATCATTTGTTACTTCTGCAGAAAGACAAGATCCTATATTAGGTCCCGCCTTAAAAAAGTTTGGTTATGAATCTATGGGTTTAGGTGAGGTTGGTGAAAGATCTTTGGAATTTTTATATCGTGATCAAGAAAAAGCACGATCAAAAGAATTACGTGGAGAGGAATTAACTTTTGGTGAAAAGATTGCCGCTAACCCGTTTATGGCAGCCTTAGATGCTGCAGACTTTACAGGCTTAATTGGTTTGGCTACGAAGGGTGGTATTAAGTTAAGTGCCAAGGGACTACAGACCTTGACCAATTTAAAAAATCAAGGAGCATCAAAAGAAGTTATCAATCAAGTTATGACTAAACAATTTCCTGATGATGCACAAAAGATTGGTTTAGTTTATTATCAAAATAATAGACCACCAGGCATGGAGACCTCTCAAATAATGACATCACCTAACACAGATTCTCAAAGTGCAGCAATTAGATTAACTAAAGGTTCCTCCATACCATTGGATATGTTTTTACAGTCAACTATTAAGGATAAAGGAGACGAGTTTATGAAGTTAGCTAATATTCTTAATAACACTTCTTTAGAAAATATAAACAAACCCTTAAAACAAATTATAGAAGAAAACAATTTAACAAAATTATTGAAGACAGATATTGTCCCGGGAAGAAAAGGAGGCAAAAAAATAGTGACTCAGCCTTTTATAAAAGATGCTTTTAGACGATATAACTTAGTTCCAGAAGATAAGTTAAATAAAATTGATGAATTAACAGCAACTCAAACTTACAAAAAAACTGAAAAGCCACAACAAATTAAACAATTTATGGAAAAAGCTTTATCTGATAATACACAGTTTAATTATGCCACTGAGATTGCTGCAGAGATGGGATTAACAAAAAGCAACTTTGAAAAAATTATGAGTCAAAATCCTGAATTAAAAAAGTTACGAGATCAAATTGTAACTCCAAAAGGAGAGGGTACACAAAACAAATTTACAAATGATTTTTATAATTTATTTGCAAACAAACAAGAATTTGTAGATCAATACAAAAACATGCAAAATGAAGCTGGTCAAGAAATAATATCTGAAATTAATGCTTTGAAAAGACAAGCTGGAATAGGTAATGAGGTAACTACTCTTAGACTTTTTCATGACTACGCTTTTGATAAATATAGAAGCATTGTACAAACTAAGGGTAATGAAAAATTAAATGCAAAAACTTTTTTTGAAAAGTATATGGATGATAGTGATTTAGATAATTTTAAGGAATATGCAAAATTAGAATTAGATAGAAATAAAGCTAATGTGCTTAGTAGAACAGCGCTTGAAGAATTATATCAAAATCCTGCTTATAAACCGTATTTACAAAATGCAGATGGAAATTTAGATGTCACTCTTTTACAATATGATAAAGCTCATGATATTCCTATGTTTGTTACTAGGAAAGAAGGACAAGGACGATTAAAAACAAAAGGTAGATTTGTAGGAGCAGGTGTGGATGTAGAACTAATACAACCTAACTTACAATACTCCAATAATCTTCAAAGACGTTTAGACCCCTACTTAAATTATTTTGCTGATATCCTTAATAACAAAACTCTTGAGAATAATTTTAAAAATAAACCTGCATCAATAGGTAAAAATAAAACAGCAAATTTGAATAATCCAATTAACAAAAGACTTTTAGATACACTTAGTGAATATGGTTATAACCCTGACATGAGTAAGTTTGATAATCAATATGATTTTATAAAAGAAGTAACTCAATTTATTGACACAACTTACAAAGATAGAAAAATAAGATCTATAGTTCCAATAAGAGAAAAAGGTAATATTAAATCAAATACAATATTTGGTATTGAAGAGCCTAACCTGTTAGATCCTTTACAACAAGTAAGAGGCAATGTTGAAAGATTAAAAGAATTACTAGATTATAATATTGAAAACAATATATCACCTGATAAAGCAAGAGCAAAAATTCAAAGTTCAAAAAAGGGAGGTGATGATAAATCAGTAGGATATTTAAAAGGTTTTAAAAAAGGTGGTCCTGTCAAGATGGCCATAGGCGGTGATCCGTTAGAAAATATCAATCAACAACAGTTTGCATCCGACCCAGCCACAGACGATAACTTCTTTCAACAAGCAGTCCAAGACGAAAATCTTCTTGCATTTAATCCTGCAAACTTATTTAAAATTTTTAAACAAGCACCTGCTGTAGCCACACCCAACAAAGTTGTTGGCGGAGTACCTGATGCACCTACTAATATGTTACCTGCTACTGCTAAGGTTGACATAGATGACTTTCCTTTTAAATCACATTTTATTGACACACTATCAGAACAAAATATTCCTAATATAGATTCACCTCAAGGCTGGAGAAATCTTTTCTCAGGCACGAAAGGTTTTGCTAAATCTGAATTAGAGGGTGCGGGTATTATGGGCTATCTGGAAGATGCTGAAAAATTTATGCCGGGTATGAAAATTACAAAACAAAATTTATTAGATGTGTATGAGAAATCACCTATAGCAAACTTAGAGATTAAAGTAAAAACAGAAGTTCCTATGCCAGGAGATTACAAACAGTATGTGGGTAGTGCCAAACACAAGAACATGGGTAATGCACCTATTGATGAAGGAGGTACTGATTACAGAAATATTGTTATTAATGTTAAAGAAATTCCAGGACAAGATAGACCCTTTTTTAACTCAGGACACTTTGATAAAGATCCAAACGTTCTAGCCTTTACTCGTGTAGCTAATTACAAAAATGCTACAGGTGATGATGTTGCCGTAATACAAGAATTACAAACAGATCTCATTACCAATTTAAGAAAAGAACAAGAAAGAGTAAAAGCAACGGCTAGTGCTGTTAGAAATAAAAAACAACGTTTACAAGAAAATCTTATTAACTATCCTAATGACGAATATACTAAAGGAGAACTAGATAGACTTAATGCACAATATCCTGAAGAAAAATTAAAATTTTTAGAAACCACTGATTTAACAAGACCCGCTGATCCTGTTTTTCTTGAACAATTAGCACCAGAATTAACGACACAATTAAACGCCATACAAGATCAAATAAATAATATCCTTACACAAAACAGAGGACGTATAGTAAATCCAAATTATTTGGAACAAATAAAACAATTACAAGATCAAGGACTTGTTGTTTTCAATAGACTCTTCGACTTAAATAGACAGAAAAACTTTGATGATATGTTACAAGGAGCAAAGGTGACTGACGCTTATCGATCATCACAAATATTAGACATAGGAGCAGGAACCAATGTACCTACAGGTAGAGATGTACAATCCTTTGGACAAATTCCTTTTGGTAAAGGACCTGATTGGATAGACTTAATGCTCAAATCAACAATACAAGATGCACAGAGTAGAGGTATTAATAAAGTTGCAATTATGCCGGCTGAAATTGTAAACAAACGTTGGAATAAAGATATTGATGGGGCGGCAGCTGAAAAATTCAAAGCTATCTATGATAAGATTTCTGTACAAGAGTTAAAAAATATTGCAAAGAAATATACAGGTAACAAAGCTAATCTACAAATTGAAGAAATTGTAGATCCCAATAAACCACAACAAGCTTTTCAAGTTTTAAATAAAAATGTTGATGGTACTTTTGCCAAAGGAGATCGTGATATTGAACCTAGTATGCCTGTTGGTTCAAACATTGGACCAGACGATACTGCAGATTTTAATTTTCAAATATATAATGTTGCCTCAGATTTTGACTACGGAGATGTTGTAGTGAGAAAAGAAATAGCTCCAGGTCAGGTAATGGATTACTATGTTAAGATAATAAAATCAAAAGAACCTAAAATAGATCCAGAATCAGGAATAGATATGAGTATAGCTAGACAGGATACGATTGAATTTGTGCCTTTAAAAGAAAATCAAATTGCTGAGGATTCCAAAGTAATTATAGAAGAATATAACCCTTCCTTACAAAAAATGTATGTCTTAACAATGCCCGAAGAAACAACAAAGAAAGGCCCTATGTTCCTATTCCGTAAAAAAGATGGTGGTAAAATCAAATCAGATGGGTTAGTTTCAATAACTGATATCTATGGAGATTATTAATGGTAGAAAAATTTAATTCTAATGTCCCTACACCACAACGTGAAGACGCTGTCACTGATGACAGAGGGGACTTAGATGTTGAACAAGTTGGAACAATAGTAGATTTAGAAACAAATCAAGCAGAACCTGAAGTTTTAATGGATGAGAGTGGCTCTGCAATAGTTAATCCAGAAGAAGAAGTTACTGCTTCAGGCTTTATGGCAAACCTTGCGGAGATCTTACCTGAAGATTATATGCAAGAGCTTGCAAGTGATTTATCCGATAAAATTGAATCAGATAAAAGTTCCCGTGAAGAATGGGAACACGCCTATACCAAAGGTTTAGATTTATTAGGTTTTAAATATGAAGAACGCACCAGACCTTTCAGAGGTGCTGCAAGCGTTAATCATCCTGTCTTAGCTCAAGCTGTCACACAATTTCAAGCAATGGCTTATGTTGAATTACTTCCTAGTGATGGTCCTGTTAGAACACAAGTTGTTGGAGCAAATTCAACTGAACTTCAGTTAGCAGCGGAACGTGTTAAAGATTATATGAACTATGAGATAACTCATGTCATGGAAGATTATAATCCTGAGATGGATCAAATGTTATTTCAACTACCTTTATCAGGAAGTGCTTTTAAAAAAGTTTATTTTGACGAAGTTCTGAACAGAGCTACCTCTAAGTTTGTTCCAGCAGAAGATATTGTTGTTCCTTATGATGCCTCTGATCTTGATTCATGTGATCGAATTACTCATATCTTAAAAATGAACTTAAATGATGTTCGAAAGAAACAAGTTTCAGGATTCTATCGTGATATAGAAATATCACCTTATGAGGAGAATACTTCAGAAGTACAAGAAAAGATGGATCGTATTGAGGGAGTAAATCCACAAGACACTTACATGGATGATATGACTGAATTGTATAAAGTTCATGTTGATTTAGATCTTGAAGGTTTTGAAGATATAAATCCAAAATCAGGTGAGCCTAGTGGAATTAAATTACCTTACGTTTTAACAATAGAAAAAAGATCAAATAAAGTTCTATCTATTTATAGAAACTATAATGAAGACGATATTATAAAAAGAAAGAATCATTATTTTGTTCACTACAAGTTTTTACCAGGACTAGGTTTTTACGGTTTTGGTTTAATTCACATGATTGGTGGTTTGACAAGAACTGCTACAACTGCATTAAGACAATTACTAGATGCTGGAACTTTAGCTAATTTACCAGCGGGTTATAAGTCACGTGGATTAAGAATACGTGATGATGATCAACCATTACAACCAGGAGAGTTTAGAGATGTAGATGCACCTAATGGTGCAATCCGTGAAGCATTAATGCCATTACCTTACAAAGGACCTGATGGCGTGTTAATGCAACTTCTTGGTTTTTGTGTTGATGCGGCAAAACAATTTGCAACTGTTGCAGATATGCAACTATCAGAAATTGGTAGTTCACAAACTCCTGTGGGTACAACCATGGCTCTTATGGAACGTGGTACAAAAGTTATGTCTGCTGTTCATAAAAGATTACACTACGCACAGAAAAAAGAATTTCAACTGCTTGCAAAAATATTCAAATTAGCATTACCACCCGTTTATCCTTTTAACGTATCAGGTGGCCCTAGAGAAATTAAACAAGCAGATTTTGCTGATCAGATAGACATTTTACCTGTATCAGATCCAAACATATTTTCTATGTCACAACGAGTGACACTAGCAAAGCAACAATTACAAATAGCACAGTCTAATCCTGAGATGCACAACGTGTATGAGGCATACAGAAGAATGTATGTTGCATTAGGTGTAAAAGATATTGAACAAATACTTCCAATACCAAAACCACCAGAGCAACCACAACCAACAGATCCTGCAATGGAAAATAGTTTAGTTTTGATTGGTAAACCACCCATGGCTTTCCCACAACAAAATCATGAACAACACATAAAAGCACATAGATTATTTATGAGTTCTGCAATGATTAAAACTAATCCAATGGTTGTCGTTACTTTGATATCTCACATTAATCAACACGTATCTATGTTGGCTACAGCAGTAGTTGCACAGGCTTTACAAGAAGAAGTTGCAAAAATACAACAACAATTTGGTCAAGAGATACCACCAGAAATTTTACAACAATTAGAAATGAAGAGAGAATCTTTAATTAAT